TCATTACTCTTGGCCACTTATTCCTTTCGGAGATAAGCTTGGTAGAAAAAGCTCTAAGGGGTTTCCCGAACAACAAGATGTGTTGCAACTCCGACGACAACAAGTCGGAATCACTAGCAGTTAGTCATATCATCAATAACGATGATTGTGAGGACATAAATGGTTTTCCATAGTAAGAGCTCACTTTACTATGGCATACTGCTTTTAGGCCCTTGTTCACAGCTATTATGATCATCATCATAATTAAGCATGTAGCTTCAAGGCCACCCATACCACTCATGATACGGAGAACGTTGTAATTGGTAGCATAGACACGAACCTTGGCAGTCTTGGTGCCCTCAACGGTAGCGTTGGAGAGAACAAGCTGAAGGGTAGCATTGTCAATGCGGGAGAAGTTGCACGATCCGCTTGGTTGATGCTCTTCGGGTCTCAGAGCAAAAGAGTAAACATTGATACCAGTGTCAGGGGTGTGGGTGTGGTGCTGGTAGGGCTGAACGAGGTCGAAGTAAGTGCCTTCGCGTTCAGAGAAGCGGTCCTGACCGTTAAGCTGGAGCTTAGCAGTGACAACGGGGTTCATACCCCAGCAGTGAAGGTCGAGAGAAGTCTGGGTAAGAACGAAAGTACCGGCATCAGATACACCTGAGTTCTCGTAAGGGATTCTGCCGCTAAAGCCGGGAGCAAAGTTGGGCTGATCATATCCAGTGTTAGTTGCACCAGGAAGATCGCCCTGCTGCCACCAGTAAACATTGGAGACATCGATAGCGCCAGCTTCGTTAAAGAGACCAGAGCCATCGATGAAGGAGCCAGTAGTCTGGGCAACAGCATCGTGTCCACCAAAAGCATGGATAGCGTTGGGAAGAGCATCGACCGCATCAGTGTAGTTGAAGGGCTGAGCACCGAGAAGCCTGTAGAGAAGCTGGTTGCAGTCGAGAGAAGAGCAGTAGTCAACGTTCTGATCGGGCTGGACAACCCAAATAAGCTCCTTAACGGGGTGGTTAAAGTTGAGCTTGATCTTGTTGGAAGAAGAACCGACAGACTCATCACCAGTGAACTGGAGCTGCTCAATAAGGTACTCATGGGGGTTCTGAGCCATACGTCTGCGCTCATCGGTATCCAAGAAGACGTAGTCGACGTAGAGAGAGGCAGCGACAAGAGACTGGTTGTAAGCAGTGTTGACGCGACCACCGGTGGGAGAGGCAGCAACGTTAGTGCTACCGCAGCTGAGAGAGCCGACAGCCCACAAGCACTCATCAATGGGACGAATATCGAGGTTAATCTTGACTTCGTGATACTGAAGAGCGATGAGGGGAAGAGCAAGACCGGGGTTACGGCAGTACCAGAACTGGAAGGGAATGTAGAGAGTAGTCTCGGGCAGAGCATTGCGGGGAGCGCAAACCTGACGAGGGGCGTTTGCCTGACAAGGACCATCGATGGCATTGAAAGAGGGATCGGTGATAAAAGTCAACTCGGTGGTATTGCCGACCATAGCATGGTAACCAGGGCGCTGGTCATTGGGAAGAGTAAGGTTGTTCCAGATGTGCATCCAGTCACCATACTGGCGATCAATGCGCTGACCACCGATCTCAACCTCAACCTGGGAAATCAACTGCTCACCGGGGAAATCGAGCCAACGGGCATAAACGCCATCCTGGGTGGTTCCCTTCATGGACTGGTTAATCTCGGGGAGAGTAACCTGAAGGTAGGTGCGGTAAGCCAAATCACCATTACGAGAAATGGTGCAGGTTACACGACGACCAAAATCGGCTTGACCGTTAAAAGTCTGCTCGATAGACTCCATCGCAAAGTTAGTGTGACGTTTGTAAGACACCTTCCAAAAGGTAATCTGAGGGTTGCCCGTAAGATAGACATCTTGGGCGCCGTAAGCTACAAGTTGCATAAGACCTCCTGCCATTTTTGTTTATTATAATATTGCTAAAGAAAAAAATTTTACAAAAAAACTTAATTAACATTTATAAATTAATAATTAATAATAGTAACGTAACTATTAATAATTATTATAATCGACTAGTTGATATTTCTCCTAAAGCGATAAGAGGTCGAGTCAATTTACGAAATAATGTTATTCATGTTTGATTTCAAAAAATGTACTAAATATTCATCGGAGTATATCTCGGTCTGTTTTTCATGCTTTCTCCTAAAAACATACTCGTCGTTCTTTTTTCTTATACTCCACCCATTTTCTAAAGTATTCGTCAAAAATATCATCAAGTATATATCATTTTTTTGTTCAATGTTTATATCTAATTTGCCCTTATCTAATAGACTCTTTAATGTATGAATACCTTCTCTTAATGGTATTATATCTTCCTTTCTTTTCATTGTTTCTAAATTATATGGAGCCTTAACTTGCGGATGTCCTGCTCCCGTCCCTGCCCCCGTCCCATTCGTAGTATTGCTGTATATTTTATGAATAATGCGTTTATTTAAATAGTCCTCTGTTATAATCTCTGTTGTTGAATCATCTAATTTTTTTAAATAAAAAATTGTTTTCCTTTTTTTAATAGCCATATTTTTCTCTAAACAGTTCATAATAAATTTCATTTTATAGTATGTCTCTCTCTTAATATTTGCAATATCCAATGACTCTATGTTTATATTCGTGGTTAAAAGATTTGAACCGGTATTGATATCACGTGTTTTATCATTTTTAGCACATGTGTCTAAATTATTTGATAACATTATTTTATTTTTATAGAGAAAACATTAATGCATTCCTAACATTATTCGTATTTCTATTTACTATTTACTATTTACTATTTACTATTTACTATTTACTATTTACTATTTACTATTTACTATTTACTATTTACTATTTACTATTTTGCAAAACTTCCTAAACTCTTTGAACTCCTTGAAATCCTTGAAATCCTTGAACTTTACAACTCTAATATTTCTATTATTTATCCTGCGATTTGATGTTCTTTTGATAGTATTGCATCATGAAGCAAAGAAAGTGTCTTGTTTTCACTAGAAAAATAACTCGGATAAAGAATACTCCAGTCTAGTGTATCATCAAATAAGCTCAACTTTGTATATACGTAACCCAAAAATGCACTACAAAAAAATCTCGACGTCTTCTGAGGATGACGGTCCTTTTTACAGTAAGCTTCTATCCAATCTGTAACAACAATATCATATGGTTTATCATATACAACTTTATGTATTTCTTTCAACTTTTCATTATTGAATATTTTCCTGTACTCTTCCGTGTCTTTGAATTCGATTCTGCGGACATATATTTTTCCACTATATGTCGAAATAAAGTGCTCGTAGGGAATAAATTGAACTCCGAATTTTTTTGTATTATCTTCCGGGTCGGGAATATCTGAAATACCCGATGTCCAAACATATGTGCCTTTTAATGGAACGTCTGTAAATTCGGGGTCTACTACAATCATACCAACGTGTGAAAAGTCGCTCTTTGTCATAAATTTTATAAACCAACTAAATAACCCCCATGATTTGTATTCAAGATTGTCACATAAAAGAATATCGCCGGTTTTTAATTCGCTGCTGTGTTCACTCATTGGTTCACTCATTGGTTCACTCATTCTATTTTACTTTATTTACTTTATTTACTTTATTTACTTTATTTGCTTTATATTATATCGTAAAATATAAAATACTAAAATAGCTTAAAATACTAAAATAGCTTAAAATACTAAAATAGATATAATTATTAATTATTATATATTAAAAAAGTTATACTTATAACAATATAGTAAATATATAAATATAGATATATAGATGCCATCTTTTAAACATAAAACAAATAAAAAAATTTTTGTAGACAAGAAACGAATCATGACGCTAGATAGTGTTCATCGCGAATTACAGTGCGAATTTAACACGATTAATAGCGAAGTGTTACCTACATTAATTCGTAGAAAAAACGAAATAATGAAACAATTAAATGACCCTGAAATTATATTGGACGTGAATGATAAAATACAGTTACAAGATTCTCTATATGATATTAAAGAGGAAATATATAAAAATAAGAAAAAGATTAAAGATTATTACTTGAACAACAGCAGATTTATTTTCGATTATTTTGAAAACAAAAAGGAAATTACGAATGGTACAAATAAAACAAAGATTCTTAACTCTTTTTTCAAAGTAAATGATACGACATTTGATGAAAATGCATTGACGCGTGCGAATGACAATAATGTTCAGAAGTTTTTTACAAATCTTGACCAGACATTTATTAATATAAACGACTATACGTATGCGACTGATATATGTCAGTCGTGTAACAAGGGCGAGATGATTCCTGTCGAACATGAGGGGATTATGGTATGCAATGTTTGTGCAAAACAAATTACTTATCTTATTGAAAATGAGAAGCCGTCTTATAAAGAACCGCCGAAGGAAGCGTGTTTTTATGCGTATAAAAGAATCAATCATTTTAAAGAAATTCTTGCCCAGTTTCAGGCAAAAGAAACTACGCAAATCCCGGAAGAAGTTCTCGAAAATATCAAGCAACAACTTCATAAGGAGCGTATCCCTCTTTCAAAATTTACGAATTCGAAAGCGAAAGAGGTGCTCAAAAAATTGGGATATAATAAATATTACGAGCATATTCCCTTTATTAAAGACAAACTTGGAATTAAACCGCCGATTATGACGCCGGAGTTAGAAGAGACATTGTGTAATCTTTTTATGGAGATACAAGGACCTTATGCGAAATTTTGCCCGGATGACCGTGTGAATTTTTTGAATTATTATTATACGGTTTATAAACTGTGCGAACTTCTGGAGAAGACCGAATTTCTTTCTTATTTTCCGATGTTGAAAGATAAAGAGAAGAGGATAGAACAGGATGATATATGGAAGAAAATTTGCGAGGAGTTGAACTGGGTGTTTATACCGACTCAGTAAGTTGTTGTTGTGGCGGTAGTGGTGGTGCGTTGTTTATCGGTTTCTTCGTTTCACTGCAGTTTTTCTTCGTTTCATCGTATTTCTTATTCTTCTATTTCGTCGCTTTTTTACTTTAAACTTTCGGCGAGTTTTGCCGCCGCCTTGTGTGCGTTGTCTTTTTGATTGTTGATGTTCGGTCTTTGAGCTTCCTGTGCGTTGTCTTTTTGGTCTTGAAGATAGTCCTATTTCTCGAAATAATAGATGTGCATCTGAATGTGTTAGAATATATTTGTCAAGATGTCTGTATTCTGTATTTAATTTTTCATCATCATCAATAATCCTTACATCAAAAAAATCATAATTTTCTTTAAAATTATGATAATCATTAGTATAATCATCGGGACCTTGTAACATGTACCAACATGACAACTCACTTTTATTTTGAAAAATTCTGCCTTTACTCATTAAATTGGGTAAAAGTTCTCCTTGACGTGTTTCTTTTAAACGTGAATGTCTTTCATCCTCAGGTTTATGTATATAATAACATTTAACATTATCATTTGTACCTTCCATATGGTGAAAAATACGTTTTTCTATAGGAAATTGTTCTAACCTGTTGGCTTCACATTTTTTTAATCTTTCATATTGTTGTTGTCTAATTGCACCTAGTGATATATTACTACGATATGTTTCATCACTTACTATAACATAGTAAACAAATAATGTATCTCCATTTTTTGGTTCTTCTCCCATCCATTCGCATCCAATATTACCATCATGTGAAATAAATATTCGCGCAAGTCTTTTTTTTGTGGGTGGATTATCACTCATATTCATATTTATATCAATTAAAGAATAACCTTCTATAAAGTAAGTAACGATTATTTATTATTTACATAATAAAATATAAATAGTAAATATTATCCACATAGTTTCTAAATAAACGCTTTAATTTAAAAATTTAAAATTTTAAATCATCAAGTGTTTAAAGTTTAAGAGGGGTGGGGAAACCAACAAGGTTAGCACCAATACCGAAACCAGCACCTGTTCTAGCAGAAACAGCTAAAGTGGGGACATAAACATCCAAAATGGCGAAGGTGGCGGCTGCTACAAGAGAAATCAACGCAATTTCGTCTAATTTAAGAGAGCGAGATGGTATAGAGTAAGCAACTATCGCGACACAAAGACCTTCGATAATATACTTAATAAAGCGCTTAAAAAGCTCACTAAAGTCAAGTGTTCCGTACATTATAAATATAATGTAGAAAAAAATATTAGTTTATTAGTTTATTAGTTTATTAGTTTATTAGTTTATTAGTTTATTAGTTTATTAAAATTAATAAATGTATAAATTAATAAATGGTAAACTTACTTAAAATAATTATTTAATTATATAATATAATGTCCGAAACAAATAGTTTGCCAAAGGGAGTTACTCCTAAATATTTACCCGATGGAAAAGAAAATCCTAAATATGTCGATTTATTGGAAGAAGATAAACCAATCGCCGGTCAAAAATTCGTATGTCTTTCATTCGTTTCCCCGGAACATATTATCAAACAAAAGGAGCAGTTTTTGTTCGAAGAGTTTGTGAAGCAGTGGGACTACAAAAAGTCAATGGAAAAATTTACCCAGTTTCTCAACTTTGTATCATTTAAGTATTCTCTTTCTTTCGATAAACTTACTGCAGACTTCCAGGAGTTTACAAAGGAAGAAGGCGAGGCGATTCGCGCAACATCGGCAACGCTAATTAGCGACGACTATAAAACATTTTTGGATAATAATGAAGACGAACTTGAACAGAAATTCGGCGAAAAACACGGGTTCCAAACATCTACGAGAGGCATCAAAGTGCGCGGCGTTTTTGCTACACAAGGCGAGGCAGAACTTCGCTGTAAATTGTTGCGCGAGGTCGACCCCAATCACGATATTTATGTAGGGCAAGTTGGTATGTGGGTTCCTTTTCATCCGGAGGCATACAAGACGGGACGTGTCGAGTACATGGAAGAGACTCTCAATCAACTTATGTCCGATAAAAAGAAGAATGAAGAGACTGCAAAACAGGAATTTGATAAACGTGTGCGCGAAGCTAGACAGAAGGCAATCGAAGAGAATATGAAGAAGGCGGAGGAGTCTGGCAATAAACTTACTCAGACCATTAATGCGGATGGGGAGTTGGTTGGTATTTCAAATGCTGCGAACTTTGATGGTTTGGATGAGGATTCTACTGTCGAAGATATTAAGAAGAGCATGTTTGAGGCTGAGAATGTTGTTCTTGATAAGAACAGCGACCACGGTTTGTCGAAACTGACACATTTCGAGAATTAAGATGGGAACCGACGTAAAATAATCGAAATAAACAAAATAAACGAAATAAACAAAATAAACGTTTTACCTATTAAATATTATATGTTAAATATTATATGTCACTAATATATAATATTTGCTTTTTAATTGGCATGAATAAAAAGGTAAAACAATATGTAGTAAGTAATTATTTCAAATCATTTAATAGTGGTAATGTATTTATTAACATGGTTTGTTTATTATTCATTATAGCTGCTATTATTATATGCATGTATTTCTTATATAGGGCGATATCGAATGCATTATATATGTATAGGT